CCCCTCAACTGGACAGGACGCGAGCAGGATAAGCGAGGTTCTGGAGGCGGGGATAGGTATACATTCACAAGTTCGTGAACGGCGATTTTTCGTAGCCCGGATGGAGCGAAGCGCAATCCGGGGCAGGCCTCACACAGGGCGCTACCGCCGATCGGCTCGATCTTTACGAAGGTTGTCTGCTGCCACCAAAGTCCCGGATTACGCTACGCTCCATCGGGGCCACGCTTGCTGAATGTGTGGCTCCGCGAGCATTTGCGGAGGAACCGAAAAGGCGTTGACTTTCCATTACTTGGCCAGCCTATCCAGCGCGCCGCAAAGCGAGACCGCGCCTCGCGAAGCCGAAGGCGAAGCGAGGTGGACACGGTCGCTCCGTCTGACTATAAACCGGCGCTCGCAGGCCCTTGGGCCGGTAGCGGCGCCCAGGTAGCTCAGTTGGTAGAGCATGCGACTGAAAATCGCAGTGTCGGTGGTTCGATCCCGCCCCTGGGCACCATCACCGTTCCTCACTGATACTCATGGCGTCTGTTCTTGATGGTGGATCAAGAGGTTAATCCCGTTTCGCTTGCTCACTGTTGTGCATAGCGAACGGTGCCAGCACGGGGTATTAGGGGGTATTCTTGGGGGTAGTGCTCTTTCACACGAAAGGCGATACCCCCATGCTTACGCAGATCAAGATTCAGAACGCGAAACATCAAGACAAGCCGTACAAACTTGCGGACGGACTCGGGTTGCATCTGTTCGTCAGCCCGACCGCGAAGCTGTGGCGCTTCAAGTACCGCTTCCTCGGCAAAGAAAAACTGCTGTCGATCGGCGCTTATCCCGAAGTCTCATTGGCCGAAGCCCGATTAAAACGGGACGAGGCACGGGCGCAGCTACGGCAAAGCATTGACCCCGCCGCTCAGAAGAAGGTCGAGAAGATCGCTGCGAAAACCGCCGACGAAAACACCTTCGGCGTTATCGTCATCGACTATCTGGCGAAGCTGAAGGAAGAGGGAAACTCGGAATCCACCTTGTCGAAAAACAGATGGCTTCTCCAAGACCTCGCAGCTCCTCTCACAGACCGGCCGATAACGGCGATCACGCCGCACGAAATTCTCTCCCTTCTGAAGAAGGTCGAGAAGAGCGGCCGGCGCGACACGGCGAGACGGTTGAGGGGCACAATCGGTTCTGTCTTCCGGTTTGCCATTCAAACACTTCGCGCCGAAACCGACCCGACGTTCGCGTTACGGGGTTCGCTGTTGAAACCGGACGTAACCCACCGCCCAGCGATAACCGACGAAACCCGCCTTGGCGCTTTGCTCGCGTCAATTGACGACTACGACGGCTGGCCGACGCTTAGGGCAGCACTGCAGTTCATCAGTCTCTCAATGGCCCGTCCTGGCGAAGTCAGATTGATGCGCCGCCCCGAAGTGAACTTCCTAAAGGCGTCGTGGGTAATTCCTCCCGAGCGGATGAAGATGCGCCGCCCGCACGACGTGCCGCTGTCACGGCAAGCCCTAGACGTTCTTAGGAGCGTTTGGGACTTGTCCGAGGACGGCGCGCTTGTGTTCCCGTCAATACGCTCTGCCGTGAAACCTCTCTCCGAAAACGCCATGAACTCGGCGCTTCGCAGAATGGGCTACACCAAAGAGGAGGTGACGGCGCACGGCTTCCGTTCGTCGGCATCAACTATCCTCAATGAGCGGGGACACGACTCACGAGTAATCGAAGTGGCACTCGCGCATTTAGACGAGAACGAAGTTCGAGCGGCCTATAACCGAGCACTGTATTGGCCGCAAAGACAAAAGCTCTTGCAAGATTGGGCGGACCTGCTGGACCAGTTCAAGACCGGGTCAGTCGGCGTCCGAATAGCCTAAAAATCGCCCTACAGCCTCTTGGTGCCCCTAGCGGGGCACCTTTCTTTTGAATAGGCTTGCCGTGCAGCCGTTCGGCTGCCTGCTAGTGGAAACTGGTGGCGTTGCAACGCTCCGACGATGGAGCATAGCAATGTCGATCAAGCCTCTAGTTGTAGACTGGAAAAAACTTCGACTGATGGGCTGGCCGTTTTGCCGGGCCGAAACAGACCGAGGAGAGCACGATGGCAGGTATCCTAAGAGCTTCAAGCTCGGGGGCCACCATAACTCTCGGCGTGTCTGGCGGGTGGCAGATGTGTTGGCCTACTTCGAAAAACACGGCCTGAACGTGACTGAAGACTGGAATGCTCAATAGGAGCAGGGGCGCGGGGTCCAAGCCGCGCCCCTTTTTCATCAGCGAGGCCACCATGCATGTCGAGATTGAACACCTACAGGAGTTGGTCAAAAAAGGGTTCATATTCACAAAACGAACACCGGGCTTTTTCGTCAAGCTGACAATCCACTTAACCCAAGACGAGTTCAATGTATTGAATACGAGATACCTCGGGGACTACATATTGGCTGAAATCCCTCGTTTTAATTACGAAGAAACGAGGGTTTATTGGACCAACAAGGGACATCCCGAGCTTGCAGGCGATCCAACTCAGAAACTGAAGATAAGAGAGTTCTGTGATCCAAAAGGTTTAGTTCTCCAATTCAAGACGCCGGGCGAAGCCAAAAATTGGGCTGATGAAATTCGCAAACATTTGGAGTCGTTGAAGCGCGTAATTGACCACAATCGGGACATTGGCAACAAAGAAACGTTTGACCTTTAGCCATGCGCTTCAAACCTGATAGGTGCGCTCACTGCGGCGGCCCGCCGCGAACATTCCAATCGCAGTACGGCCTCACGCTCGAAGGCAAAATAGCATCATGGGAATTATTCTTTTTCTGCTCCGACAACTGCTTTGAAAGTGAGTTCAATCGCCACGTACCCACTGAGCTAGCACTGGGTAAAACGATAGGCGACGACCGAGAATACAAAACACTCGTCAGCGACTACCACGACCTTCGCCGCCGCTGGTACCCTGACGGTCGCCTGCACTCAAATGAGGAACTTGCGGACCTACGCGGGTTTGACGAATTCAAGCAAGGTATCATCACTCAATTTGAAGATAACTGGGCAAACCGAAGGTCTGCCGCTATCACGCACGCCATCCGAGAAATGAGCGATATCTGTTATGCCCATCACCTGCAGGAACATCGGACACGTAAAGAGCAGGAAGCGTTACTTGAACAGGAGCGCGTTGCCGAGCTTGAACTCATTAAAGCGCGCCCCGTTCCAGACCGCTTTCGTCAAGAACACACGCACATCCTTGGTCCGAGCGGTTCAGGAAAAACGACGCTTCTCCAGCAATTAATCTTGCAAGATTTAGCGAACGACGACCCGCCCGGCATGGTCATCATTGATCCAAAGGGTTTGATGGTCGAACGGCTGCAATCGCTTGACGTATTCAATCCCGACACTGGCCGGCTCAAAGACCGCCTCATCGTCATCGACCCGACGTACGACCCGCCGCCCGCGCTCAATATGTTCCACGCCGCATCGCGCTGGAATCAAATATGGTCGGTTGAACAGCGACGGCGCATTCAGACCCAAGTCATCAACACCTTCGCTTTTATCTTCTCAAGTACCGGCTCCAAGCTCACAGACAAGCAGAGCGTCCCGTTCAGCTACGCCGTCCGGCTCATGTTCGGGATGGAATCGAATATCCACACGCTCATTGACCTGATGGACGACCCTACGCGCACCGATGACCCAAAGGGGCAGCCGTATTCTCAGTGCCGCTTCGCGCCGTTCATCGGTCGCCTGGACGCAACTTCAGAGCGGTTCTTCCGCAATGAGTTCTTCAGTTCCAACTACAAGGAGACACGCCAGCAAATAAAAGCCCGCATCTATGGCGTATTGCAGCATCCTGAGTTCGTCCGCATGTTCGAGGCTCGGGAGCGCAAGCTCGATATGCTCGACTGCTTGCAGAACAAATCTATCGTCCTAGTCAATACAGGGATGAACACGCTGGGTTCAGACGCCTCGCAGCTTCTCGGCCGTTACATGATCTCCCTCACACTCAATGCCGCTTATGCCCGCTTCACGCTTCCCCGGAACGAATGGCATCAGGCTCACCTCATCATCGACGAGTTTCAGGAGTTCGCCGACGAGGAAAAGACGCCTGAACTATTGCGCCTCGCGCGGGAGTATAACCTTGCCGTCACAATGGCCCATCAGGAGATGCACGGGTCCGGAATGACGGAAAAGATACGCTCAGCCGTTTCGACCAACACAACCATTAAATATGCTTCAAGTCCCGAAGGCGTAGACCTCTCCTACGTTGCGCGGGATCTCCGCTGCGAACCGTCATTCCTCACAGCGCAGAGCAAGACATCGACAGAAGCCCGCTTTGCCTGCTTTGTCCGAGGCTTCACGCAGCATCCTTTCGTCCACTCCGCTCCGTTCGGTGAAATCGACCGCCAACCGCACATGGACACGGAAGCGCTCGGAAGGATGTTGCGCGCCAACGCCGAGCGGCTATCGCTCCAAGAGTTGCCCTCAAAGCCGTTGCCGCTGCTGACCTTCCAGTCGCCGCCTGCGACCGTTCCGTCCCAGCCCAAAACATCAAAGCCCGCACGCTCGCCAAAACCTCCCGAGGAGGATGGTTCTATCGTCTCGACCGATTGGTAGATGATATAATTATTGCGCGCCTCATCGCGCTTCATACTTCATCGCCATTACCCGCAGCTCCTCACTGTCAACGTTGACGGAAAGCGCGAGCGGCTGCATTCAGCTTTTATGCCGACCAAAACTGCCAAGCGACTTGACCGTTTCGATAACAAAGCACGGGGTGCGAAATTCTTTCCCACCTCGAACCGCTTGCGTATCCTTGACCTATTGCAAGATTACGAGTGTTTACCGAGCCACTACATCCCAACAATGCTCGGGTTGTCCGTCCGCTCCACCATTCAGGATTTTGTTTTATTACGTCATCAGATGGGCGTCATAGAGTGTCCGCCCGGCTCGTGGGAGAGCCAGAATGCCCGCTACCGCCCTGCCATCTACAGCCTCTCTGAGAGGGGCGAGCAGGCGCTTAGAGACGCTGGTCTCTACAGGCCAGTCGCTCGCGGCAATGACCATATCAAGCACAAGTCGGCGCGGTGCATTGTGGACGCTTCATTCGCGCTCGGGGTGAAAGAGACGGCGGGACTATCGCTGGTTACGTATCGAGATATCCTGGCTCATCCTTCCTGCCCGCCAGAGACGAAACGCTCAAGGACGCCCTTCCATTTCCCCACGCAGTTCAGCTACCGGACACCGCGCCTCAATAAGCTGGTAGAGGTAGACCGCGACACGGTGCACGACAGCAAGCCGTTCGCCATTGCCTACACGCAGGCAGATAAGACCAAGCGCCTCTTCGTCGCCGGCATCGAAGTTGATCGCGGGACGGAGACGCGCAATCCTGAAAAGACAGTGCGGCAGACTATCAACGAAAAGATACTGGCGGCGCTTGAGCTGCACCGCCAGCGCACCTACCAGCGCCAGCTCGGCATCCCGAACGCCGCCACGCTGTTTGTCGCCATAAGCGAGCACGAGATGCGGGAGATGATGAACATCCTAGAGGAACGCACAGGCGGCAAAGGCTCGGCGCATATCGCATTCAAATTCGTCCGCGAGTTCGCATCCATCGACCATTTTCCGAAGCCGACGGGCTTCATGCTGACTGAGCCGTGGCAGCGGGTAGGTCATCCGCCGCTGGATATTCTTGCGGAGTTGGGAGCGAAGTAAAAAATAAGGGCGACCCGCAGGCCGCCCAGGTGACGAAGTTCATTCGTCGATAGGTTCGTCGTCGTCCGCGAAGGGCGGAACGAGAACCATTGCTCCGTTCCATCCGCTGATCGGAAGCGTGTTGAGCTTCACGGTGAATCCCGGCTCGTTGTTCTTCCGCGAAAACGCGACCCCGACGGGACTCCAATCGCGGGGACCCGGCCCGGTTTTCGCCCGTACATAGTAGGCGATTTCCCTTTTCTCCGGTTGCTGTTGACCACGCCGCAAAGGGCGCGTGTCGGTTTCACTCATTGCATGCTCGCTTTCTCCCGCCACAATGTTCAAATTCGAGTGCGGGGCTGGGGCGAATGGATTCGAACCACCATCAGAGGGTCCAAGGCCCTCCGTCCTGCCTTTAGACGACACCCCAGCTCCACACTCGACGCTCTCCCCCAATTCTACCATGCGGTACAATGAACAACGGCCAGCTCTCAAACATGAAAGGAGAACGCCATGGCCGGAACGTTTGTAGATTTTGCTGCCTTGAAGGAGGCACTGACGATTGCCCAGGTCGTGGACATGCTCGGCCTGAAAATGAAAGGCAATGACCAAATGCGTTCGAGTTGCCCGCAATGCCGTACGGGTGGAGAACGAGCCTTGGCCGTCAACATCACCAAGGCAAGTTTTTACTGTTTTTCGGATGGAAAGGGGGGCGATTTAATTTCGCTCACCGCTCACATCCGAGGATGCAGCCAACGTGAGGCGGCGCAAGAACTCGCAGAACATTTCCGCATTGCGCAGCCCAAGCAGGAAGAAGCCCCGAAGCCTCAAGCAACGACGACGGCAGGTGGCGGCATGAAGCCTTTGGACGGATTGGAGCATGACCATCCAGCCGTTGAAGCTGTGGGATTTGATCCAACGGACGCTGAAGCCCTTGGCATCGGCTTCTGCAGCAAGGGCATTATGCGTGGTCTCGTTGCCGTCCCGATTCGGTTGGAGAATGGCGACATCGCAGGCTATCTAGGTTTGAACGACATTGCGAAACTGCCGCCGCAATGGCGTATTCCAACCACCAACGTTGTCCCTTTGAAAAAAACTAGCGCCTGACAGTCCACAGGCGCAATCGACCCCTCGCAGTGAGGGGTCTTCTTTTGTGATATACTGCGCTCATTAATAGCTTTGCCGCACGATGTGAGCGGCTACTGGCAAAGCGGCCGCTCATACCGCGCACTTTATGTGAAAGAATTTTGGACAAGCATCGAAGGAACCGATGGGCGTTATGAAGTAAGCAATCTTGGTCGCGTTCGTTCCCTATTTGGACGTGTTCGGACTCTTATCAGCCCGCGCATTCTTAAGCCTCGGTTGAGTCGCAAAGGATATTTGCGCGTCCAGTTTACCATTAGACTACAGCACTCAGACCACTACATCCATCGCCTTGTCGCCCGAGAGTTCATCCCTAATCCTAGTGCGCTTCCCTACGTAAATCATCTCGACGGTAATCCGCGCAACAATCAAGTCACCAACCTACAATGGTGCACTCAAAAACAGAATATAGAGCACGCGCTAGCGACAGGCTTAATGCGCAATCAAGCAGGCGAGGGTAATCATGCCGGCTCCAAATTGACCAACACAGATGTAATATTAATCCGCAAACTCCATTCACAAGACGGTGTTGGGGTGTGCGATCTAGCTCGCCAATTCAATGTTTCGCATTCGCTCATTTCGAGCGTTGCCAGTCACAAGGTTTGGAAACACGTCCAATGATCGCCGAAAATGGCAACTGCCCGTCAACAACGTCGTGCCAATACCGAAGCGAATAGCGTAGTTCTCCCCAACTGCCCCTGCTAACGCGGGGGCGCTCTTTTGCTATGTTCCCAAGCAGGAACAGGCATCAAGTATTTTCAAAACCAGCACCCACATCGCGGCTATTGCTTTTGTACCGGGAATCTAGTGCCAGAAGCGGGCCCCGTCCAAACACCCGTTTTCATGCACTGGGCGAAGCCCCTGTCGCAATCCGAGGCACTTGCGCGCGTCCCAGAGCTTCGGCCAACCTGTTCTTTGCACATCTGGACGGCCATGGAGCAGGAGGTAGGTTGTCGCTGGGCCGACGCAGCGCAGACGGTCGAGAGGATGATCCCGACAGCAATCAGAGTTCTATTCATGGTCAATACCTCCACATTTAATAAGCCACCCTAGTGTGAAATTAAATGAGAATGAAGTACGCCGTGTTCATGCGCTACAATTATTTTTGAGCCGACCTACGAACCTGCATAGTTCCTCATAACACCACACGGCAGACCATTGCGTCTCTTGGCGAACGGTTACAGCTTCAAATCGTCCCGCTACATAATCGGGATGGACCAAGAGACAGCCATCCGCGTTAACGACCTACTCCGCACCGAATTTATCGGCGGTATCGTCCTCATGTCGCCATCGGTCTACGCGCTGCCGGCACAAATGCGCGGGCGGGCGCTGTATCGCATGAGCCAGGCGGCGCACTTTACGCTGGACGACCACAGCGAAGGCGTCTTTGCCTACGCTGATATTCTCTTCCACTGGTACATCGGAACGTTCGCTGGAGAACGGTGCATCACGCTCAGCATCGGTTGCGAGGCGTTATACTGAGCCGAGGCACCTCCGTCAGCGTCACGGACGACAAACAGTGACCCCAAATTTATTTCCGAATACGAGGCGGCTTTTTCCGTCTTTGATTTCGCTCCCCACTACCGCGGTGCAAGAGCAAAATTGGTGCGGATAGCCGTAGTGCGGACTGCATATACCACTTTTATTGCTAACAAAGTCGGACCATTGGCAAACAACTGGACCAATCGGGAAACAAGAAAATCTGCTAACTGCGTGTGCTGCCGTACTTATACCGGACAAAAATGCAACCGCCACAAGAGCTGCTTTCATAATAGAACCCTCCAAATTAACAGAAGCGACCTTAGCGCGCATTAGGAGGAATGTACAACCAGTTACTCACAGATAATCCTCGAAATCGTAGAATCGGACACTTTGTAGTCTCGTGCGATCGACGCCACGTCCTCACCCGCCTGTTTACGCGCACAGGCGGCGCGGCGCTGCTCCTCATCCAGCTTAGGGCGCCGACCGAGCCGGACACCCATTGCCACAGCCCGCGCCCGCCCTTCGGCCGTCCTGGACTTAATCAGCTCCCGCTCAAACTCCGCCAGACCGCCCAATATCGTCAGCATGAGCCTGCCGTGCGCCGTCGTGGTATCTGCCCACACATCACTTAAGGAGCGGAAGCCGGCGCTCTTGTCGCTCACCGAGGCCAGGATGTTGAGGAGGTCGCGTGTGGAGCGGGCGAGGCGGTCTAACCGAGTAACCAGTACCAGATCCCCGACCCGGAGCGTCCGCAGCAGCTTCTTTAACTCGGCACGGTCGGTCTTCGCGCCGCTGACCTTTTCACGGAAGATCCGAGCGCACCCGGCCGCTTCCAATTGCGATACCTGGGCATCAAGTGCCTGTCCGTTGGTACTGACCCGCGCATAACCGTAGAGGTTCATAATCCGGCGAATATCTTGAATTCTGCAAGCGGCAGTTGAATCCACAGCGAAAAAATACGGAATCGCGAGCAATAGAGCCATGGATGCGGTTGTGCGCTGGGCGCGGTTCCCATGTCAGGTAGTCTACCAAATGCCTTGTAATTTCAGTACTTTACAGGCCAGTCAAAATTCAAGAATTATGCTTTTATGCGCCTCTCTCCCACAGAGGTTGCAGCATGAAGCCGCTCCACCCCAACAACGTGATTGTAGGCTCCAACATCCGCATCTTTCGGATGAAGGCCGACATATCCCAGACCGAGCTAGGCAAGCAGCTCGGCATCACCTTCCAGCAGATTCAAAAGTACGAGAAAGGGATGAACCAGATAGGAGCCGGGCGGCTGCTCATCATCGCCAACATGCTCAAGGTGCCGGTCGGAGCGTTTTATGAGGGAGCGAAAGTAGCGAACGCGCATACAGCCGCACCCATACAGCTCCTCGGTAAACGCGATGCGTTCAGGCTCGCAGAGGCGTTCAGCAAGATCGAGGACCAGCGCCTTCGCAGCATGCTTGTTGGGCTTGTAATTAAGCTCTCGCAGCGCTGAGTATCCACAGCGGCGCATCGGCCAACACTCGCGCATCTGCTATAATTCCCTCAGTCCCCGCTATTCCGCCCGACTGATAAAAGGCCAGTCGGACACTCTGGTTTCCGCCGAAGGCAACATGACCCCGTTGCCTCGGGCGGAATGGCGAAGACCAAACTCATCATTGAAATAACGACGCGCGACGACAAAACGCAGCGTTATGAGTGCGTTGATTTCCCGAGTTACGGGAGCGATTTCATCACGCTCTACAAAGAGAACTTCATCTGCGAGCAAATACGAACCGAGGCTGTCTTAGGAATTAAGCAATATTTCAAGTGAGATATACCGGCGCGAAAGGCCGCGCATGGGAAGCTGTCAAACGATATGTCAGGAGAAAAGAAACAGACTGCTACACCTGTCCAGCGAAAGACCTCATCGGTCAGAACGCTCAGGCCGGACACTTCATCCCGGTTGCGCTTGCTGGAAGTAATAATCGGCTCTCTTGGGACGAGAGACAAATTCATCTTCAGTGTGGACGATGCAATGGTCCCGGACAAGGCATGGCCGTGGCTTACCGCGCCCGGCTCATACGAGATTACAGTACGAAGATTGTCGAAGAACTTGAGACTCGACGTTGGAAAGTCGACCCCATCAAGAACTGGGAAGAAATAATTGCGCATTACGACGCTCTATGAAGTCCATCCGCATGTTGAGAACATACCAGGCCGTTACATGACCCGCGGATAAACGGAAGGAACTTGTGCAGGTTCCGCCGCTCCGGTCTCAACCGCTCGAATGGCGTAATTCGCCAGCCTGATCTTATGTCTCACGCCGCCTTGCCACGCGGCAATGATCGCCTCGGCGGCGGCGTTCTGAACGGCCATGAATTTAACCGCTTTGCCCGTGCGCGACAGATAGTTCATGGCGATCTCAAGCGCCTCGTTCATCACATCATCGACCGGCCACGGATACATCGACGCACCATATAAATAATCCAAATGCAGGAACGCTGGTGCAGCAAAAACGTTCCTTAGCCGTCCCGTCATTGGGACACCTCCAAGGGCCAAGCGCACGCGGTTCACACCCGCCGCGTCGCTTGGCTTTTTGCGTGGTATAATCTTGCGGTAGATTAAGTCTAAACTTTATGGCCGTGCCATTCCTTATAGACGCGGCAAAGGACGGATGCTCAGATCAGCCCATGCCGAAGACATCTCACCGCAATACAGCCTGAACTGCGCGGCATCGGCATACTGAACAGCATCCACATGGAAGGTTAGCGTTGCCGTCTTTGAAACATGACCTTGCTTTAACTGAACTACGTTTTTGTTCTCATCGCCGTCGGTTCTTCCCGACTTGAAGTCGCCGTCGGCCATCGTTAGCTGTCCAGTACACAGGCTCGATGCATCACCGTCTTTATCAACTACGAATTCGACAATGAGTGTGAACTGCTCTCGCGTAATACGGTTGGGACCGAATGTCCTTGCATCCCTGATCGAGAACGTCAGAGGCGCTACAAGTTTCTCCGCGACAGGAGACTCTTGCACGACAGCAGGTATGAATAAGCTGACTAAGTGGTCGCGAATTGTCACGAGTCCACCCGTCACTAGGACCGCAGCGCCAATAACAGCCACTAACCTACCAGACCACGTCTTTGCTTGAGGAACCTGGTTCATAGCATCGCCTCCCAGGGTCCACCCTTTCACTATGTGGTACAATCTACAAGTGAGTTGATTGTTTTTCTATATTTTCTATGGCTAAAGGCGGCGCACGACCGGGAGCAGGACGCAAGAAGGGCAGCACCACCGTCCCTCAGTTCCGCAATTACGTGAGCGATGCCGAGCGCAAGAAGTTCGTCGAGTTCATTCTTGATTCCTATATGGGCGACATGCGCTTAGCTGTGTGGCTTGGCGATCAGCTCTTCGGGAAAGCGCCGCAGCCGCACACCGACTCAGATGGCGGGCCGCTTCCTACCCCCATCTTGTATGCTCTACCAAGCGACCACAGCCCTAAAGAAGATTAGAGCGCTCAAAAAGCGCCTCAAGATCATCCAAGGCGGCTCATCCGCCGGCAAGACCATCGCCGTACTCCTCACACTCACCGACAAGGCGCAGCGCGTAGGAGGCAACCTCGCGTCCGTTGTCTCTGAAACGATGCCGCACCTGAAACGCGGCGCTATCCGCGACTTCCTCTCCATCATGGAAGCGCACGGCTATTACAAAGACGAATGTTGGAACAAGACCGACTACATCTACACGTTCGAGACCGGCTCAAAGATTGAGTTCTTTAGCGCCGACAGTGCCGACAAGGTTCGCGGTCCCCGCCGCAACGACCTGTTCTTAAACGAGTGCAACAACATCAGTTTCGAGACCTATACTCAGCTCGCCATCCGTACCGATGGAGAAATCTATCTCGACTACAACCCGGTCGTTGAGTTTTGGGTGCACGATGAAATTGAGACCAAAGAACTTGAGCACGACAAGCTCATCCTCACGTACAAAGATAACGAGGCGCTTCCACAGACCATCGTTGACGAGCTAGAGAGCCGCAGAGGAAACACGGCCTGGTGGCGCGTGTATGGCGAAGGATTGGTCGGAGAACTGGAAGGCCGCGTCTATAAAGGCTGGAAAACTATTGACGAGATTCCACACGAAGCACGGCTAGAGCGACACGCCCTCGACTTCGGCTTTGACCCCGACCCCGCGGCTATCATCGACATCTACTACTACAACGGCGGCTACATCCTCGATGAAGTCCTGTACCAAAAAGGACTGCACAACAGCGACCTTGCCAATGCACTGAAGAACCTGCCGGCAAAGCTCACGATCGCTGATAGCGCGGAGCCCAAGTCCATTGCCGAAATAGCTCTGTTCGGCATCTCTATCGTCGGCACGCCAAAGGGCAAGGACAGCAAGAAATGGGGCATACAGGTTCTGCAGGACCAGCAGATAAGCGTCACCAAGCGCAGCGTCCACCTCATCGACGAGTACCGCAAATACATGCTGGCCCAGGACAGGGAAGGGCGCTTTATCGTGGGGGAGACCGTCGGGAAGGACGACTGCCTGGACGCGGCACGCTACGGCATGACCTCAATCGTGCCGATTATTCAACGGGCGGACTTCGTTGCAAACATGCCGCGCTACGCTCCCAAGGAACGGAAGAACCCGGCACGGTGACTTATCAACACCCGCCATCGTTCGTCATTGCGCCTTCATGCGATATACTTGCCTTGAGTTGTGCCAATGAGAGATGAGCCGACCCACAACTCCGGCTCGTCTCTCATGGGAACCAAGAAAACCTCCAAGGCCAAATCTCCCGCGTTCTCCATTTCACTGACGCTCGGCGACAAGAACTACACATCGAGCGGTACGACCGCCCTTGAAGCACTCATCGCCCTCAAGCACCCCGAGAAGATTATGGGGAAGGGCGTCGTCACGCTCACGCAAGGCGACAAGACTAAGACACTGCTGTTCTATCCGCAGCGCCTCAAGCGCCTGTTCTACAATTCCAAACTCCAAGCCATCCAAGCCAAGCAACTCGCGATGTTGCTGAAATGATATGTTGCACACACCGTTCAAGGCTGACCTTCCGCGTGTGCTCGACGACATCAAATACCGAGTTACGAAAGGGGATAACGGCGAGATGGTCTGGCACATCGACAGTGAAGCCTCCCACTTCCAAGGAAAGGACGTTGAAGACCTCGACGGTAGGCAGCGCCGCAAAATAGAGACGCACATCATGCTCTCCTACCCGCGTGAACAGGTTAAGCTCTCCTTTGACTGATTATGGCTTACGACAAGGACGTGTTCGCGTTCATTCAGGCTCAGGAGACTGCCTACAAACGGCCTATCCACATCACCGACTCCTGGGACTGGAGCATGGCGGACCACATACGCCTGTCCGTCCTCTACAAGAACAGCCAGCTCAGTACCGGCAACCCCGGCGGCTTGAAGCCCATCAAGAACATCACGCGGCCGATATTGAACCTTCAATACCGTGCCGAAGGCTTCGACGTTAAAGACATCACAATATTCGTTGACGACTCGAAGGAATACTACAAGTCCCTCCTCATCAGGAAATTCCATGAGAAGTGGGCGCTTGAGAACGCAATGGACACGTTCATCGACTCTCTTGTGGAGTCCTACGTGGACTTCGGCGGCACGCTCATAAAGGACGTGAACGATGTAAAGCCCGAAGTGGTGCCGTTGCAGAGCATCGCCTTCTGTGACCAGACCGACATCCTCTCCGGTCCTATCGGCATCAAACATTTCTACTCGCCCGACCAGCTCCTCGACATGGCGGACAAGGGATGGGGAGACACAGCGAACGGCGCGACCGCAACACTGCAAGAAACCATCACGCTTGCACGCGAGAAAAAAAAGACAAATCCCGACGGCACGATTACCGACACACCCGGCAAGTACATCGAGGTATACGAGATCCACGGCAACATGCCGAAGCGCTTCTTAGTCCCGTCGGACAGCACCGGCACCTACGTCACCCAGCTCCAAATTGCCTGCTTCTATGACAAGGTGAACGGTGAGAAGGGCAACATCACCCTCTACAGGGCAGAGGAGACCAAGAGTCCCTTTAAATTCATCGCGCGTGACGCCGTGTACGGCCGCGCGCTCGGCTTTGGAGGTGCGGAGGAGTTGTTCGAGCCGCAGGTGTGGATCAACTACGACCAAATCCGCAAGCAGGCCCTGTTGGACGCCGCCGCAGTCACCATCCTCAAATCGACCGACCCCGCCGTTGCGCAGAAGAACAAGGTCCGCGACATGGAGAACCTTGAGATTATCGAACTAGCCCCCAATACCGACATCTCCCAGGTAGATACGTTCCCGCGCAATGCTGCCATATTCGACAAATCCGTTGAAGAGTGGGAGGCGCATGCCCAACAGATGGGCGCTGCCAATGACAGCATCATGGGCAAACCGCCCGCCTCGGGCACACCATTCCGTCTACAAGAGCTGGTAGCGCAGGAAGCACACTCGCTCCATGACTATCGCCGAGGCAAGCTCGCAACATTTGTGGACGAGATTTATCGCGATTGGGTCATCCCCCGCATCGTGAAGGAGATTACCCAAGGCACCGAGTTCCTAGCCGAACTTGACCTCGACGAATTGCAGTACGTGGCGGACGCGCTCGTAACCTGCGAGACGAACGACAAGATCAAACAGCTTGTACTAAGCGGCAAACTGGCAAGTGGTGACGTTATCGACCCGCAGCTCATCGAAGGCTACAGACAGATCGTCCAGTCCGAGTTCAAGAAGAAGGGCAACAAGCACTTCATTCAGATACTCAAGGGCGAATTCAAGGATTTGAGCGTTGGCGTCCGCACCAATGTCGCCGGCAAGCAGAAAGACCTCGCTGCGAAGGTGGACAAGCTCACAAACGTCTTCCGCACCATCGTTGCAAATCCGTACATCCTCCAATCACCGCCTATCGCCCAGCTCTTCAACAAGATCATCGAAGCGAGCGGCCTTGACCCGATAGACTTGCACGGATTCCAAGCGCCGATGATGCCGACCCGCCGCATGACTGAGACCATCGACTACGCAGACCTCAAGCCTGAGGACCAGAAAGCAATGCTACAATTGGCGGGTATCGATAACGCACAAGGACAAATCACACCACCGCAACCCGCAGCACACTAATTTATGGACGACAAAACAACACTGAGCGGATTCGCAGACAATTCCACGCTCGTAGCGGCCGTCCGCGCAGTCATCGAAAAGCAATTCACACTCGATGATATCCAAACCAACATGACCAATGATATTATTGGGCAAGTCGTGCGCGCGAGATTAGACGGTCTTAAAAAGGTCGATGAAGCATTCAAAGAGATCGCCCGCTACAAAACTGTTCCCGCGCCGCAACCATCAAGCAATCCGGCTCGTTAATTTATTCATCAGCAAAACATCTATGACAGACAACTTTATCAAGTTTGCAGTAATCGGAACTATGCTCGTAACCGCCTTTACGTGCGGTGTCGGATTCTCGCATATCCTAGCCACCCACTCAACACAAACGGTGACCTATGGCTCAGCGCCTTCAGGCCTCGCCGCAACACAGCGCGTCGCCACATCGACCCAAGTAGGACCCGGGAATGCAACCAAGGTGTTCAGCGCGTCCCCGAACTGCGCGGCACGCCTTATCCGCACACAATCATCCGACATCTACATCTTGTTCGCCGACCCGACCAACGGCGACCTCGCATCAACAACCTTGTCGGGAGTAGCCAGCTTCACCCAGGCAGCCTCCACGACCGTTTCCTACGACGGCGCGCTCTACGGATGCGGCGCGGTCTACATCAAGTCGCCCACGGCCTCGACAACGCTCACGGTCGCGGACTTCCTTTAATCGCTTATCATTAAATTATGAAACCGACACTCGAAACAGCACGCAGACCGTCCCTCAGGGACAAACAACTCGCACAGCATCAGGCACTACCAGCCAAAGAAAAGGTCGAGATTACCAAAACTGAAACAACCGAATAACATGAAGAACCTTGCAAGTCTTGTTATTGCATTCGTCGCACTCGCTCTTGGAGCCTATGCGGTCACTCACACAACGCCAACACCGGCTGAGTCATTCGGCGCATCAGGCCAGACCCACTCGCAAGTAGAAAACTTCCTTGGAGACCTCACGGTCGCAGGAAACATCGTCGCGTCTTCGACATCGGCCAGCGTCACCTTGAAGGGAACTGAGTTCGTCAACGCTTCAACACTCGACTACACCGTCAACGTTGCGAACAAAGTGTTGACCTTGCCCGCGTCTACGACACCGCTCTGCTCCTCACTGGCGAGGAACGAACGCCGTGCTATCTTCATCCGCCACGCGTCCACAACCGCCGCGAACACGCTGACGATCGCCGGGGGAACAGGCTTCATCCTAAAGAACGCTGCGACCTCGACAGGCCCCGTTCTGTACGGAAACACGGACGGCTCGCCAATGGCGCAACTCGTCATCATGAGAAAAGCGAACAGCGACTGTAATGCGCTTATGACCGTCTTCAATTAGTTTTTAATAGAGCTTGTCCGACTCTTAATCGGGCATGTGAACCAAACACTTAAATATGGAACAAGAAACTGAGAACGAAAACTCTTTAAATAACGAGAACGTCGTCGCTCAAGACGACACCGCATCGACCGAAACTGTAGATGTGGAGGCGCTCAAAACGAAAACCGTCGAGTTGGAAAACACCAACCGCCAGCTTTTCGAGAGAGCCAAAAAGGCAGAGGGTTTTGTGAAGGTGGACGGCAAGTGGGTGAAAGCCCCGAAGGCCGAAGAGGCCGTCGCCACCGCTCAGAAACTCGAAACCACCGCAGGCGAGTTAGAAGCCGCACAGCTCGATTTCTTTGACCTCAAAGGATACACGGACGCTGACGAAGTGGCGATCTTCCAGAACATAATGAAGCGCACGGGCATGTCCCATCGTGAAGTTATCAAGGACGAATACGCACTCTCGAAAGTCGAAGCGATCCGCAAGGACAAACAAGTCAAGAACGCAATGCCGTCTTCCACGAAGCGCACCGGACAGACAGAGACCAACGACGTTGATTTCCACCTGGCCCGTTACGAAGCGAGCGGAGAACTGCCCAAGGATTTTGCGATGAGGGCGAAAGTCATCGAAGCAAAAGCCCAGAAGAGCAGCGATACCGTTCCCCCGTGGAGAAGGTAGCATCTAGCCTCGCCTGATTAGTCTTAAAATTAATCAGGTTTATGGCAACAATCGGTACATTTCAGTATCAGCAGGAGTGGGACACTACTCTTGCGACCCGCCTCGACAAACCGCAGAACTGGAAAGACGTTTGTGACGTTCGATACTCAAACACGCAGACGCTCGTACTTCCGTACATCTCCTCAGCAGGAGAGCCGGCAGTAGCGACAGGACAGTTTGCGACGGCGGCGGACCGTTCGGACACGACGAAAGTTATTCCGCTCATCACGGTCACACAGTCCAGCGAAACGCTCCAGATCCTCACAACGGACATGGACAGCGTGTACATCGACTTCGCAGATGAGGCGCAGTCTAATTACACGAAGCAAATGGAACTCGCGGGTCTTCTCGGAAAGAAGATGGGCGAACGAGTTGAGGCCATCGTACTGGGCAACCATGCGAACTGGACCAACATCGGCGACGACGGCTCGGGCAACGTCGCACTCGCGACGGCGACCCTCACCGTTTCGACGACCAACATCGACGACATTATCCGCGGCATTGTTGAACAGATTCAGACCGCCAACGGTTTCTCTCTGTATGCCGACAAGGGCGGATTCGTCATCTGGCGTCCGGCAGACTGGACCAAACTCGTCGCATTTATGCAGGCGAACGGTTACCGCTTCGCAGACGAGGCCTTGGCCGACGGTGGCAAGGGACGTATCGGTAAGGAGACTATGGGTCTCTACCACTACGTTTCGACCTCCCACGCGGCCAACCACGTTATGGCAGGCGTGCGCGGTATCCAGGTGCTTGGTCTCTTGAACAGCACTTACGGACGGACGTTCGTCAACGAACATCCGGCCTCATCGACCGCTGGTAACCTCTCGGGAACGCAGATTTACGCCCGTCTCGATTATGGTCTGAAGGTTCAAACGAACGTTCTCCCCGTCATCTACGACGTGAACGTAGCCTAGTTTTCCATCTCTGCTCCCGAACACTCGGGGGCGGGATATGGCAAACAAGCCAAAAATACTCGTAGCGCTTACCTGCCAGCGGTTCGTCTTTTCCCGCACGACATTCTCTCTCATCCAAGCCGCACTCAACGCGAAAGGTTACGTCTTCGACTTCTACATGGAGATGGGCGCCGATATCGCAAGCAGCCGCAACAGGGTTGTGCAGGCAGCCAAGACGCGTGGCGCATCACACCTGCTCTTCGTCGATTACGATATGTACTTCCCGCCCGACGCGATCGCCAAACTGTTAGGGGCCGACAAGGACATTATCGGCGCGGCGTACAATTTCAGGAAAGACCCGCCGCACTCCACCGCCGTCCCGGTCGAAGAACCCGCACCGACAGACAAGCCATACAAGTGCCAGGCATTAGGAGCTGGCTTGTTGCTCATCAAAATGAACGTGTTCGATAAGCTGAAGCAGCCGTGGTTCATGTTCGGCTACACGGAAAAGGGAGAGTTGTATTACGGCGAGGATACGTACTTCTGCCAACGCGCCATCAAAGAATGCGGTTTCGACGTATGGGCGGACCCCACGTTGAACGTCAAGCATTTAGGCGAAGCACTCTACTGATATGACATTTTCAGACATCAAAAACAAAATCTACTTCCTAACAAAGACGAACAGCGCGTCGTTCACCGACGCGCAGCTCACAGTCGAAGCGAATAACGCACTCGACCGTGTCGCCTCTCTCATCATGGGAGCAGATGGCCGGTGGGAGTTCGACGACACGAACCAGACCGACCTCCCGATCGCGACGACCGGACTTGTAACTGACCAATCGGACTACGCCCTTCCGACTTCACACCTTGAGATAACCCGCGTCGAGTTCAAACCATCCGGCCAGACCTATTTCCTCCAACTCCAGCCCGTTGACCTCAGAGATTTTGAAGGAACAACACTGAGCGCCACGTTCCCGACCTCAATGTCCTTGCCGCAGTACTACGACAAGCTCGGAAACTCACTCTTCCTGTACGCCGCGCCGAACTATACGCAAGCTGCATCCCTTAAAGTCTATTTCAAGCGCCCGCCGTCTTACTTCGTCTCCTCCGACACGACAAAAACCCCCGGCTTCAACTCGCTCTATCACGACCTCATCCCGCTATGGGCAGCGTACAACTACGCCATCGCCCACGGCCTCACGAATGCCAATCAGATTTTCGTCGAGATCGACCGCAAGGAAAAGTCCCTCATCGCCGAGTACAGCAGAAGGGACAAAGACGACCTCTCGCAAATTACTATAAGGAGAATTCGACACCGCTAATATGGCTTCATTCAATAAATTCAACTCGTTCGTGGAAGCAGTCGCAGAAAAGACCCATAATCTGCAATCAGACACCTTAATGGTCGCACTCTCGAACACCCTGCCGACCGCTTCAAACACTCAGCTCTCCAACATAACCGAAGTCTCGTACGCGAACTGTTCCAGCCGCGCCCTCACCGTCGCAACTTCAGCGCAGACATCCGGCACATACAAACTTGTCGTCAACGACATCACCTTAACGGCGTCAGGGGGCACCGTCGGACCGTTCCAATACATCATCATCTACAACAACACCGCTACGAATAAAGAACTGATCGGCTTTTTCGACCGAGGCGCAGCCATCACGCTCCAAGACGGCGACACCTTCCTCCTCGACTTCGACGGCACGAACGGCCTGCTCCAAATTTCGTAGGTATGGCCCGCACCGTCAATTACTTGATCGTGGCAGGCGGCGGCGCAGGACAGGTCCGCACTGGCTCTACGACCGTCACTGTCACCACTTACACGATCACTATCGGCCCAGGTGGAGCACAGCAGTCGAGCGGTGGCATCGCAAGCAGTGCGCTTTCCGTTACAGCGCCGGGCGGCAACCTTGGCAACGGCGGAGGACTCTCAGGTGGCACC